TCATTTCTGATGCACTTCCGGCTGATACGCAGATTGAAGTTACCTATGTTCAGGCGACTGATTCTGGTACTGCCGCAGGCAAAGGATATGCATACGTTGAAGTCGAATGGTACTAGGAGTTTATCATGGCTAAAGATAGTGCAAGCGGTAAAATTCCTGCTAACGGTCTCTCTGAAAAATCGTCATTTGCTGGCGAATCCAATGCCTCTCTTGGCTTGGACAGCAAAGGCAAAGATCAGAAGCCCATTGGTACGGTGAAGAAGAGCGTCTCTGGTTCCCACGGGAAGTTTGAGATGTGCTAATTGATGCGGGGGAGGGGCAACTCTCCCCCAATTCATTACAGGATTAATCATATGAAACTTAATGTAATAACAGCATACATTGGCAACAAAGTTGAAACGCCTAAAGAGAGTTACGGTTCTACTGAACCCAGTGTCAAAGGATTCACCAGTGGCGATCAGCTGTTTGATGAGCGCTGCATAGAATACAAGCGTGAACAGCCTAATTCCAATAATGAAGCTAGGGCTAATGGCCGTATGGTTCGTTCTGGAATGTCTGTTTCAGGATGGGGATTTTAAAATGGCTATTACAGCAGACAGACGAAAAAAACTTCTTGAGCAAATGAGATGGCAGCTTCAACGCACCGGAGCAAGTGGACGCTCTAAAGAAAAAGCATAAAATTGGTGCTAGTTCTACTGCTGCACAAAGAAAAGCTTTTAAAGCAGCTAGAGATAAAGTTGTAAAACGTCACAAAAGGATGATCGGCAAATAATTGAAAATAATAACAGTTCCTGAAAAGGAAATAAAGGACTTTACCCCAGAAGATTTTGGCGGGATAAGGAAAGAAAAAACAGTTTGTGTAATTAGATATGGAGCTTTCGGAGATATACTGCAGACAAGTTCAGTATTACCTTTGTTGAAAGAGCAGGGATATAGAGTATGCGTAAACACAAGCGAAACGGGAAAAGACATATTAAGGTCTAATCCTTATGTTGATGAACTTTTAGTACAAAGAACCAATCAAATACACGCTGATAAACTTGATGAGTATTGGGCTCATTTTGATGGGTTGTTTGATAAAGTAGTACAATTCTCTGAATCTGTTGAGGGAACTCTACTAATTGTTGGAGATAGGACTGTTCAGCTAGAAGATGGTCCAGCTCTTATTCCGGGAGATGAAAGGTTTAAATGGGATAAAGAAGCTATTCATGCAGAGTGTAATATTAATTACATGGAAAGAATGCATGATATTGCTGGCGTAGATTATAAGTTTGATACATCGTTCTACTCAACAAAAAAAGAAGAATCTAGAATAAAAGACTGGAAGAAGAAAAAGGTAAAAACTAAGTACCTTGTTATGAATGTATTATCTGGTTCCTCTGTTCATAAAGTATGGCCTTGGAATGATGAATTGATGGCCAGGTTTCTTGACATGCGAAAGGATGTTACATTTATTACTGTAGGTGATTATGCATGTAAACTTCTTGAGCAAGGATGGGAAAAAGAAAGTAGAGTAATAACCACATCTGGCGAATGGCCTATAAGAGACGTTTTAACATTGGCTAAATTATGCAATGTAATTGTAGGCCCAGAAACAGGAGTTTTAAACTCTGTATCTAACTATAGTAAAGTGCATAAAAGCTTATTTTTATCTCACTCATCAAAAGAAAACTTAAGTAAGCATTGGAATAACACTACAACTTTTGAGCCATTTGAGGCAGAGTGCTATCCTTGTCATAAAATGCATCATGGTTTTGACACTTGTGTTAGGGACAAAGAAACAGGCGGTGCTTTGTGTGCATCTAAAATACCAGTAGGTAAAGTTTACATGGATATAGCGAAGAACTTAAAATGAGCACTTATTTAGTTTTATGCCAAGATATGTCTAGAGACATAGGGATACCAGGTACTGGCCCCTCTAGTGTTACCGCTTCTGATCTTTCAGAAGAGGAACTTGCTGTTGTTCGGTATATCAAACAGGCTGATTTAGACATTCAAAGGAGATGGTTTAACTGGAACTTCCTATGGAGCGAGGCAACTATTACCCCTTCCATTGGAACTTCAACTCTTACATCTCCATCAGACCTTGGAAATTGGAAGCTTGATTCTATTGTTTGGTCTAAAGCTACCAGCGATTATCAAGAGCTTGATTATATGGATTGGGATGAATACAAACTTGAGTATAAACTTGGTGTTGTAGATTCAGGAACGCCTGAAGTATTTTCCGTAAAGCCTGATAACGTAATTGATGTATATCCTACCCCAGATGCCGCCACAACTATCTCCGCCGAATACTGGAAGACTCCTACCGAGCTATCAGCAGATTCAGATACATCTGCCATACCAGCTAGATTCCATAATATTATTATTTCTAGGGCTAAAATATATTATGGCGAAAACGAGGATGCTCCAGAAGTTTTGAGTGGCGCTTTAGCGGAATTTGAAGACTTGCTGGATAAACTTGAGTCAGATCAGCTACCTGGGCAGAAGAACAGAAGGTTCTCTAGGGTGCAAGATTTGTTTAATTATACAGTTACGCCAGAATGACAAAGCTACGAAATAGATTATTAAATCCTAGCGGACTTAAATCTAATTACTTTCCATTTACTGGGGGATTAAATCTAGTCGATCCGGCTTTGTCTATCACTCCGGGAGAGTGTGTATCTGCTGATAACTTTGAGGTAGATACTAGGGGGAGGTATCAGCGTCTTGATGGCTATGAAAGAGCAGATGGTCAAACTCTTCCATCAGAAATAACTTTCTATAGAATTCCTTTTACTACTGGAACATCTAGAGATTCAGTATTTAATAGCGCTTATAGCACTGCTTTTGATCTACAAATTCCGTCTACTGGGGATATGGTTAAGGGGGAAACAGGCGGGGCTATAGGGTCAATTCTTCGGGTTAGTGTAGAAGATGTTACTGGAGATTCTGCTGCAGGTTCTTTTTCTGGGTCTGATGCTGAGGGATATGTATATTTTATAGTAACTAGCGGAACATTGCAAGACGGAGAAACCTTGCTATTTTTAAATAAAGACAGCGCTTTTGGTAGCGCATTTAATGTGGAGTATAAATAATGGGAACACCTACGGCCTTAAGAAAAACTAGGGCAGTCCTTACCGGCACAAGTTTTGCAGATAATACTACTGGCGCTATTACGGCGCAAATGTTGAGGCAATATGTTGAATCTGACATGGGTGGATATGCCTGCATCAATCATGCTTCTGCTGATGGAACTCCGGTTGCCCAAGCAATTGCTAATGGAACTACTGTAACTATTGATTGGTCTTCTGGCTCGTCTGGTTCTGATGTTGCTCAAGATACTGGCACTGTATCTTCAACTACTGTTGGAGCGGATGCTGATTATGCAAACGACCAGATTAGACTATACGATAAAGGTTTCTATCTTGTTTCTTGCAATCTTTGCGTAAAACAATCAGCTACTGCCAATATTGTTTGGACTGCAATGGTTTCTACTGATAATACTGGCGGAAGCACAACGGATTCTCCTGCGCTAAAAGGAATTCAATACATTACCAATGCTAATGATGTTGCTAACTTTAACATGAGCGGCATTATAGACTGCACTGGTCATACTACATATACTGATGTCTACGCTAGGATAAAGCATGATAACGGCAGCAGTCAAAATATGCTACTTCAATATGGTCAATTGTCTGCTATTAGGATTGGATAATGGGTCTGTATGCAACATCAGTTGCTTATGGCCCACCAGTATTAAGGGATACATACAGCAGCTCTTCTATTGTTGCTGAAGCCAAAACAGCAATAGAAAACCAAAGAGGCGTAATTACTATTGTTCCGGGAGAAGGCTCAGTGTTTGGTGTCTGGGTCTACAATGGAAATATTTATGCTTTTAGAAATAAAGCTGGTGGCGCTTCTGCTGGTATGTACAAATCATCCAGCTCAGGATGGACTGAAGTAAATCTTGGCACAGCTTTAAATTTTGATAATACTACTACAGATGGAGAGCCTACTCCAGGAAATACTGGGACACCAACTACATTAGAAGGTGGGACTAGTGGAGCAAGTGGAGACTTAGCGGGAATTTCGTACAGTGGATTGTGGGAGACAGGTGCTTCAGGCACTATGGTGCTTACTAATATATCTGGAGTTTTCCAAGACAATGAAGATATCAAAATGCCTTTGCTTGCATTTGATACTGGCACATCAGAGATTAGTGCGGGAGATACTATAACAGGGGATTCTTCTGGAAAGACTGCGGAAGCAACCAGTGTAACCGTTACGTCTGGAACATGGTCTGCAGGGTCAGCTGCTGGGTATATTTCAATCAAGAATAATACTGGAACATGGACAAATAATGAAAATATTACTGTTCTTGGTTCAAATAAAGCGCTAGTAAATGGGGCCTCAGAACCTACAGCAGTAACTGTAGCAAAAGCAGACGGCACTACTTATGAACAGACTATTGCTCCTGGCGGAAAGTACGAGTTTATAAACTATAACTTCCGTGGAGATGCTACAGGCATTACTATGTATGGAGTTAATACCGTAGACAAAGGGTTCTCTTGGGACGGCACAACCTTTATAAAGATTAGCACAGGTACTGAAACAGATACTCCAGAGCATATTATAGCACATACTAAGCACTTGTTCTATTCCTTCCCTAACGGCTCAATACAACATTCAAGTATTGGTGCTCCAAACAAATGGAGCGCAATAACCGGGGCAGCAGAGCTATCAGTTGGCGATGTGGTATCAGGATTCTCTACAGAAGTAAATAATGTAATGTCCATCTTTACTAAAAATGAAACCTTTATGTTGTATGGGTCTTCATCTGCTGATTGGGCGCTTAAGAGATTCCACCAAGGAACTGGTGCTGTACCATACACATTGCAGAAGATGGATCAAACATTTTTCCTGGACGATAGAGGGCTTACTTCTATCTTTACTGTCCAAGCATTTGGTGATTTTCTATCTGCTGTTGCATCAGACGCAATTGATCCTTATATACAGAAGAAAAAGGATAATGCTATATTGTCCGTGAAGGTTAGGGGAAAGAATCAATATAGATTATTCTTTGATGATAAGACGGGCATTACGATGACCTATATAAACAGGCAGAATCAAGGTATTATGCCTTTTACTCTTAAGCATCAGATATCTGCTGTTTGCTCTGCTGAGGATTCAAATGGATTTGAAGTTATCTACGGCGGGTTTGATGACGGGTATGTGCGTAAGATTGATTCAGGAACCAGTTTTGATGGTGAATCAGTACCATCTTTTATCAGAACAGCATATCATAACTACGGCTCTCCACAGACAAAGAAAAGGTTTAGAGATTTAAATCTTGAGGTTAACGCTGATACTTCTACGGATTTGACTGTACAGCCCAGTTTTGATTATGGTGGAACTTTCAGCCCAAGGAGCTCTCCTTCCGCTTCATCTTACACTGTAAATGTCACTGCAGATCAGTGGAATGAAGATGATATATCTAATGATACTACTGGGATCACAGTTGTAGCATCAGAGAGAATTAAAATAAATGGTATAGGAACCAACATGGGGCTTATTATTAAAAACGAATCTACTTACGACAAACCAATTACGCTTCAAGGAGCGGTTGTGAACTATTCTCTCAGAGGTATTAGGCGATGAAAATTCCAGTACATAGTGGGCGAACAAGCCTTGCATACGTAACAGACGAGGAGCGTAAGCTTCTTAGACGAAGGGACGCTGTAAAAGGATCGCCCAATAAAAAGATGACTCATGGAATTCCTAGGTTGGAAGGCGGCGGTTGGGATAGAATGCTAGATGAAAAGCGCGCAAAAGAAGTACGCGCTAAAGAAGACGCTCTTAGGAAAGCTGGGTTTAAAGTGACCTACGCTGGCGGAAGGGGTGATTATATATGGGCGCATGCAGGAAAAAAATTATCTGCGGGCGCTCCTGGTGGACCCTCAACTCCTACCACTTTATACAGTAGACCTATAGGTATTTCTTCAAGCGATTGGGGAAAATCAGTCCCTGTTAAAACTGCAACAAAACCAGCTACAAAGACTGTTACAAAGTTTTCTTCTAAGCCCAAAAAGACTAAAAAGACTAAAAAGAAAAAAACTCCCACAGGACCAGGTCAAGGATTGATAGATGATCCTGTTGTGCCTACCACTCCTACCACTTCTACTCCCCCCGCTTCAGATCATGCTGCTGATATTGCAAACGCAACAATTGATCAAACACAACTACAACAGCCTATGCTTGATGAAATCGTAGCAGATGGCGTTAACTCAGAGCTTCTTGAAACTCGCCTTACAAATCTCATTAACAAAAACAATCCTCTATTTAAAGCAGCTACAACTAAGGCTATGCAGTCTATGGCTGCTCGCGGCTTGGTTAATAGCTCCATTGCTGAAGAAGCCGTAATGAGTGCAATTCTTTCAGTTGCTATGCCTATTGCAGAAAGAGATGCAAATGCATACATGAACCAGAGGATGCAGAACCAAGCGTACAGTAATGAGTTTAGGGCGCAACAGAACCAAGCCTACTATGCGCAGTTCCTTCAGAAACTGCAACACAGCATGGACATGGCAATGAGACAGCTTGTTGAGCGTTCAGCCAACTGGAGAGCGGTGCTTGCTCAGCGTGGCGCGATTGCTACTACGCCTGGAATGAGCACTGAAGCGACTGAAGCTGCCCTTGGAACAGTAACTCCTGGATGGTGGGCATAATGACTAGAAAATATAAAACATCTGCGCTTACTACAACAGGCACAAACCCTATTTCTGTAACAATAAAGAAGAAAAGCAAAAGCAAAAGCATTTGGAAAGCGGTTGGTGTTGCTGCTTTAGGTGCTGCTGGATTGTCAGCTCTTGGTGGGTGGGGCGGTGGAACTGGTATGACCTTTCTGTCAGGCCTAACTAAAGGGTGGGGTAAAGCTACAACAGGCCTTGGTAGTTTGTTTGGCATTGGTCAAGCCGCTGCTGTTCCAACACCCGGAACAGATATTGGAAAGCTTATACAACCAACAGCAAAACTTGCTTCTACCACAACCGCAGGCTCTCTTATGGGCACCATAGGTACTGGGCTAAAAGGTGTGTTTGATTTTGTTACTAATATGAGCCCCGGCGGAGCATTAGCCATAGGCTCTATACTTGAGGCTATTGGAGCTGCTACTGATACAAGCGGGGAAGACTTAATAGGTTTAAAAGAGAAGGAGCTAGAAGCGCGAATTGCAATGCATGAAGATGAGATGGACTTAAGGCATGCAGCGCTTGAAGCGGAGGCACATGCTGCTCAGCAAGATTTAGAGATGAAAAATAGGGTGGCTGCTCAAGAAGGAATGTATATGGGTCACGCTAATCTTTTGACTGCTGGAGCCGAAGGGGTTCCATCTACTGGCCCAGGGTACACCCCTAAACCGCCTAAAACTCATCCTGAGTTTCATCCTACTGGAGGGCTGCTATCTTAAGGTAAATTATTATGATGAAAGAACAAGCAAGACCAATGCCAATTCCAGTCGGGCAATCAACTGTTCCACAAGAAGAGCAGGAGATGGCTAATTTGGGTATAGAAAATTTATCAGAAGAAGAGATTGCGCAGGCTAGAGGCATTGTAGAGAATATTACAGCATACATTTATTCTGATGGAGCCCCAGATATTCTGGAGAAGGCTGGCAATGGTAGCCCTCAGAGGCTTGGAGAGATAGCTGGAAATCTGGTAACTAATGAGATAGCCCTTGAAGAGGAGGCGGGAAAAGAAGTATCTAGAGATATGGAAGTAGCTATCATGGAAGAGATTGTTCATGAGCTAACAGACTTGCTTATGTATGAAAACATAGTAGATTTGCCGGATGAAAAAAGTGAGCAGATGTTTATGGGTGAAGCCCTTACCTACGCCATTGGCGCTGCAGTAGAGTCTGATGATCCACAGTTTACTGGTGAATCTATAATGCAGATGTTTACTAACTTAGTAAACTCAAGTTCCCCACAAGGACAGCAGCCAACTGGAGTCCTAGCTACGCAGGAGGTTCCACATGGCAATTAATTGGAGTGCGGGTTTAATTTCTGCTGGTGGGTCAATGAAACAATACTCTGCCATGCTGCTTAAAGAAGAGTACATGCAGGAAGAAAGGGAGGCCAAAGCTGCTTCAGCTTCTGCAGCAAGATTTATGGATTTATACAAAGACCTAGGGTTGGAAGCGAGAAACCTTAATGATGCATTGAGCAGAGCTGCTCCTATGGGAGGCATTAGCAGACTAGACCCATCAACTAAAAAAGCTTTTGAAAAGCAGTTAAGAGAAATTAATAGTTTAAGAGTTACGCTATTTAGCGCGCTTAGCGGGGTATCTCCAACTAGTTCAATTCCAAATGATTTTGCAAATGAGATACTAAAAAAGTACAATGAAATAATGTCGGATAAACAAACATCGGAAGAAGGTTCAGCAGAGACTGAAGGTTCTGATGGTACTGATTGGAATGAAATACCTTGGGAAGAACATATTTTTAAATATCTGCCAGAGTTTGCAAAAGAAACTATAGCTAAGGCCGAAGACTGGGCTGTAAAAGAAGCGACAGATTATTTAAAAAACAATGAGACGTATAAAAAATTATGGGATGACACAAAGAATAATCTTGAAAGAACCAGAGTAAGATATTCAGGGAGTGGGGAAGATAGAAAAGAAATAAAAGGGCCTGTTTCAGATAAGGAGGTTGTTAGTGTACTTGTTGGCAAATTAGCTGAAGCTCAAGTTACAAAACCACTTTCAAAAATATTTTCCTTCCTTAAAGGGGAAGAGGTTCCAGAAGAAGAATTTATTATTACAGATGATGCAGTTTTATCAGAAATTGGAGCTTCCACTGGGGAATTAACTGATGTTTTTGGTCCGTCATATAAATCAGAAGCAGATTGGAGAAGGATAAATCAAGCACAAAGAGGGGAAAGAGGATTAGAGGAGGAGCTAGAAGAGCCAGTAGGGCTTCCTGGTACTGATTATTACGGAACCCCTCCCACGCAAGGTGAGGCATTTGAGCAAGATTCAGCTGATGCTGTTCGTGATCGTATGAGAACTGAACCCGGAGTAATGGATCAAAGGTACACTAGAAATCCTTTTGTTGAAGAACAGTTAACTCCTGGAAAAATTGAGCAAGGCCTTATAGAGCAGGGTATGCAAGAAACTCCTGGAGGAGGTATTTCTGAAGAGCCATCATTGGGATTAGAAACTGTTGATGGTATTCCACAAACTGGTATTGGATCGGAAGCTGCTTTGAGGTCTCTTTACGAAGATGTTGGTGGCCCAATTGGTGAGCCAGCTGGAAATGTTGTCTATCCAACAAATATTCCTACAGAATCTGAGGAGATTGAAGCCAAAAAGGAATCTCTAAATAGAACGCTAGGTGCCTTGGTTAAGTATGCTGAATCCAATGTAAATGGATACAATGCCGTAGCAGATAGTACCGAAGGCGACGCTGATCTAACTAATATGACTTTGAGAGAGATCAGAGAAAAGCATGGCAACAAAGCCGTTGGTGTTGGTCAGTTTAAATACAATGAATTTATTAAGCCAACAGCAGATAAGTATATGAACATTGATGAAGAGACTCTTTTGTCTACAGTGTTTTCTAGAGATTTTCAAGAACAACTTCTTACTCTTGGGCTTGAAGATGCAGGCATGACGTTATTCTTGAAAGGAAGAATTAATGAAGAAACCTTTATGAAAAGGCTTTGGAATATATTTAGAGGATTAGCCCCTACAAAAGAATCCCTTCCCGGTGAAGTTACTGATGAACATGGTAATAAAGTAAATGTAGGCGGTGGATTGATTAGCCAAGCACTAGAGAGATATTAATGGAATTAAATCAACAGCAAAAAGATGCTATTGGAAGAGACCTTGGGGCCCTGTTGAAGGCATACGCCCCATCACAATCCGGAGGCGGCGGCGGCTTGGAAGAAATGCCTGAAGAAGGGTTTACTTGGACTGGATATCTCGGAGACTTTGGTTCTTCTGCTTTTGGTATATTGGCTAACCTGTCAGGTGCTGGCGGCACAATGCTTGATTGGATTGATGGCGTAGAGCCTGATGGAACAGAAAAGAATCTACGCACTTTAGGAAGGGATGCGTTTAATTACTTAGAAAGTATTCTTGAAAAAGCATCTGAAAAACTTGAGGATGATCGTCCAAAGGTTACTCAAGATCAGGTTCTAAAGGGGTTTAAAGATGGCGACTTTGTGCCTGCTGTACTGTTTGTTAGAGACTCATTTCCTAATGCTGCTGCATATCTAGCTTCAGCGTTTTTTGCAGGCGGTATTCCTCTTCTTGTTTCTGAGTCAGAAAGAACTCTTGAAGAGAGAATGGATAACCAAGGCAAGACTACAGGACAGGCTACTGTATCAGATGTTGGCGCATCAATGTTGTCTGCTGTTGTAAACGTTTGGGCCGAAAGAATTCCAATATTAAAAGCCGGAAAGGGCTTGCCAGATAAAGGTAAGATGCGTGTTGCGGTAGAAGCTTTATTAAGAGACTTAAGTTGGGAGTCTGCTGGCGGCGCAATAGAAGAAATTCTTACTAAGATAGGAACCGATGCTGAGTTTACAAGCAGGGATGTTGGTCTTGCTGCATTCTTTGAAGCGCTTGGAGGCTTAGGTGTTTCTCCAGTTGCAATGGGTGGACAACTCTCCAGAAGAAGCGCTCAAAAGCGAGCCAGAGAACAGTTTGAATCAGTAAGAGAGAATATTATTTCTGATCTTGAGGCTGAAAGAGCTGAGACTACTGGAAGAATTAAAAAGGTTCAGCTAGGCAGAAAAATAAAGAAGGTAAAAGAACAAAAAACTCTTGCAAGCCTGCTTATGGACTATCCAGAGTATGATCCAAATGTTCATGCTGTAGAAGAACCAGAAGTTACGGAAGAAGAGACAACTGTAGAAGAGCCAGAAGCTTTGCAAGAGGAGCTTGGAACTGTAGAACAGAGGTTAGCAGAAGCTAAATCAGAGCTTGAGACTGAGGCAGCAAAGCCTAGAGGACGCGCTCCCAATAGAAAAGCTATACGGCTTAAAGAAGAAATAGCCTCATTAGAAGCAAGAAGGAAAGAGATTGCAACTCAGTTGGAAGAGACAGCTCCTGCTACTGAGGAAGCAACTACAGAAGCTGAGGCTACTGCCAAAGCAGCAGAACGAGCTGACCAAGGAAGGGTAGAACCTACTCTTCCTGGCCCACGAGGTAGACCTCGTCGAACTATTACCGTTCCTGCTGAGCAGGTTCCTGACGATATTGATCCCAATAATCTTCCAGAAGGCGTGTCAATAGATGAGGATGGTAAGCTTACAATTACTATTACTGAGGGAACTGCAGAAGAAGGCGAGGGCCAAAGAGACTCTGAAGGAAGGGTGGTTACTCCTACACTTGGAGGCCCTGCCGATATTGATGTTCCAACATGGGGCGTTGAAGGTGAGCCTACTCTAGAACCTGAAGTCCCAGAAGTTCTCCCAAGAGCAGACGCTGAATCTACCGATAGAGTGGATGCTGCTTTAGCAGAAGAGGAAAGAGCAGCGGCACAAGCAAAAGAGACAGGTCCTTTGTTCCCGCGTACTAGAGCTGAAAGATTGCGTCAGGCTAGGAAAAGGGTTGAGGGGGAGAAGCTTGCTATAGCTGATGCTCCTGGATATGCTACTGACGAAGACCTTATACTTACTGAAGAAGCTAGAAAGAGAGCAGACGAGGGAGAGCGATCTGAAGAGCCTGTAATAGAAACCCCATTAGGCCCATCTAATATTACCACTGGTGATGTAGAGCTTGATAACAGAGTAGAAGAGGCTCGTGACAGACGCCGTGCTGCTCAAGCTAGGGCGCAAGGACTGCCTGAGACAAGAGAAACTTCTGATGAAAGGCTTGATAGATTTGAGCAAGCAAGAGACGCAAGAAGGAAGGAGCAGTTAGACGAGGAAAGGGCAGAGCAGGAAGACCGAAGGAAGCAGGCTGAAGCCGATGAGAAAGCTAGGGCTGCTTTTGATGAAAGAGAGGCTAAGCGTCAAGCGGAAGAGGATAAACGTTCACAGCAACGTGCAGAAGAAAAAGCTGCAGATGATAAGCTTGAGGCTGAAGAACAAGCAGATTCATTCATTCTTCAGTTCTACAATCAGAGAGGGATAGTAACTCCTGGAGAGATTAAAATTAGGGGCGCTGTTATTGCTGATCAGATTAAGGGAGAGCTTGGGCCAAAAGCCAGAAGAGATTTTGTAGATAGATTAAATGATAACATTAATATTCTCAAGGAAGAGTGGGCTCGAGAAGACGCTGCTGAAAGAGAGGCTAAGGCGGCTGAAAAGCCTGCCCCAACTAAAGCTGCTCCCACACAAGCAAAGGTAACACCTCCTGAGACTGCGCCAGAGGCTCCTGTAGAGGAGGAAGCTGCACCCACTACCCCACCACCAGGTCCTGATACAACGGCTGCTGAAGAGGCTCCTGCTACGCCTAAGAAGAAGAAAGCCAAAAAGAAGGCAAAGAAGAAGGATGCTACTAGGGAAGAACCTGATCTTGGTACTGCTGAAGATGCAGCTGATGCTGTAGCAGACACTGAAAAGAAGGAAGAGAGGAAGCCCCCAACAAGAAGGCAGCAAAATAGGAAGCCTGGGTGGAAGACCAAGGAAGATGAGTCTCGTAGCACTGGTAGCTTGAGTGGGCTCCCTGCTACTATCACCAAGGTTGAAACTACTTCAGTAGACAAAGATGGGAAAGAGAAGGTTGATTCTCATTATGAGGCTTCTTATGATGGGGAGAAAGTAGTTAATGATAGGACCAAACAGCCAGTCCAATGGTCAGATATTGCTACTGCTCAGCAATGGCTTGAGAATAAATTTGCCAGTAAAAAAGTAAAAGAGGCTCTAGCTAAAGCAAGAGGCAAGGCAGCATGGACTCAAGACAGTGATACCAGATGGTCTAAGATGATTGATGGTTCGTCAGCAGTAGTGACGAAAGAAGGAGATGATTTTAAAGTATCCTACAAAGGATTCGACCATCCTAAAAAATCATTCACCTCTCTTGGCGGGGCTCAAAGATTCCTTGATTCTACTTATCCCAAGGCTAGAACTAGGGTTAAGACGGAAGATGTTGATGCGCCGAAGCGTAGACCTACAAGAGTATTTGATAATCCAGACCCACTTCCAAAAGCTCCAGATTTTACAGGACAAATCAAGACTGAAGTAGACGAGGGTGGTAACCCAGTAGTATGGTCTTATATAAACGGAGAACCTTTTAAAAAGCACTCTACTAAGGATGCTGCTCGTAGATACTTGAAGGGTGCTACACCAGATAAGATTGCAAAGGTTTACGAACAGCTGGCTAAGCGTGAGCAGATAGATGAGAGCAAAGCTGCTAGGGCAGCTAAAGCTGCGGTAAGCGCTGGCAAGAAAGATATAGAAGCGCAAGCTAGAGTCAAAAGAGAAGCAGCTAAGCAAGCACCAAAAGCAAGACAGCCTAAACCGCTTTCACCTTTTAACTTTGCATGGTCAGAATGGGTAGCCCCTAAAAAGACATCGGCTGCTAGCAAGCCTAATGTTGAAATTAAAGGTAACTATGAACTATCAAAAGCTGAGGATTCAGAAGGGTACGATATCTCCGTTACTTATCCAGGCAGAGATGGGGAGATTGTTTTATTTAGCGTTCCTAATGTAGACCAAGCTCAGATAATTGCAGACTCTATTCGTTCTGAATCGCCACTGTTTCTTGAGTTCCTTACTGAACAAGCAAAGAATAAAAAGATTGATCTCATTGCTGTAAGGGATGAAACTGCAAAAGAATTTGGCTCTAGAAATGCTGCTCTTGAAAAAGAAATAGCAAGACTTGAAGGAAAAACCACTTCTGACGAAGTAGCAACCCTTAATGACCTAAAGAAACAGAGGAAGGGT